CCCTCAACCCACTCAACAAAGAACTTCTTATTTTCATCTTGCTCTTGCTGATGGGCTATATCAGAATCTCTCTCTGCCTGATCATTATTTCTAGCCCAAGTTCTTTCACCTTCGTCAAATTCTATAGTCATTTTATTTCTCCCTGATTTAATGGGGAGACTAAGCTCCCCAATTTATTATCGTCTAAAATCTTCTATATTAAAATCTTCAGCTTCTTTTACTGCCTCTTCAAAAACTGTAAAAGGATCTTTTCCTGAAGTACTCCATATTGTTTTATAACCTTCTATTGTGGCTTGAACTCCATCACCTATAAATGCAGTCACAACTCCTACGGTCTCATAATCCCAACCATTCCAAGTATATTTTATATCCCACGCTGGTATATTCTCAGCCCACTCTCCAGTTGCACCATCTACTGCTCTCTCAAATTTAAAGTTTGGTGAAACCTCAGAACCTTTTATATTAACGTAACCCATTTTATTTCTCCCTGTTGATATATAACACATAATAGCAAAGACTAGCATATACAAGTGCTAAATGTAAAATAAATAAAAAAAAGACCTCCACCCAAAATTAATCAAGTGGAGGCCAGTTCAGCTCAGTGTCTTAGGGAGAAACACATGATATCAAATTAAGGCGGTTGATATCACTCTGAGCTAACCTCGGAGGCTAGGGCAAGATATGCCGCACCATCCATCGAGCTGTCTTCATCTGGTTTGTACGCCAGTCTCGAAACTTTTAAAAGGCTCATCATCACACAGGCATCGTGTGGCGATATATCTATACTGGTGTAAGCTGACCACAACGCAGCTAACTTCTCGAAACTTTCCTGTGGCTTTCCATACTCAGATTGCCTTGCACCATCTACAATCATTGCCGCATCAATTAATAACTTACTCGCTCTTGCCATTTTTAATTCTCCAAAAATTATCTGGCACATGATCTCCACAGTACCAAGTTCCCATTTCTTTTCTTGCGCTACTAAACCCGATTCCGAACGGAGCTACTGCACAACCACAAATACTGCACGGGTGGATAAATACTTTAGAACCCACCACACCTCTGAGACCTCTAAACTTTGGCCTCCTAATTTCCTCTACATCATCCATATGAACCACCTTTTTTCGATCATGATGAATATATATGAATACCTATAGGTAATTCATATTATTCCTACATTGTATGATTTGCTTATGAAACGTGTATGAAATGTATGAAACGCATTTATAAGTTATTGTTTTTATTATATTTAATTTTTCATACATTTTCATACTTTTCCTTCATTACTAAGTATCCAGATTTGACCCATATTCATACAGATAAAGTCATGTGAAATCAGTGCCTCAATTGTCTGTCTCCAGGCTGTCCTTGAGTTGGCTCCCGTAAATTTTCCCTTGAAGTGTTCGTAGATTTGATCCTCTGGAATGACCCAATATGTGTGTGCTTCAGGCCACCCAGTTCCACCCTGATTTGGTGTGCCGAACTTATCCGATCGAAGCTGCCTGAAACATTCCAAGAATAACTTCTGGTTCTTACCCTTGGGTGTTTTCTTCTTTGAATCCTCTATTTCAGATTCATCTGCCTTCTCTATAACACAGGTCGTTATGTCATCACCGTCGGGATCTGTTCCAAGTATTGCCACATTTAATTTAAAACTAAACGCAGCTCCTCCCTCTAAGTCTCTCTGCTTTGTTGAGAGTGCAGTTCTAATCCCTGAACCCTCGTCAACATCCAACTCTATCTCTGTGTCTAAAGATCCCCGAAGTGCCGACGATCCCCTAGCACCCCGACTTGTATCCTTCCCAGAGTGGTGGACAATCATGAGATGTGCGCCAGATATATTGCGGAGCAAATCACAGTTCTTAATGAATTGAGACATATCCTCCGACGTGTTTTCATTTGCACCAGCCATTGCACGACTGAGTGTATCCACGACAATCATGGCAATCTCACCTTTCTCATCCCGAATCTCATCACAAAGTTTGGTAAGCGTGGGAAGATCAACCTCAGTATTAAACAAGTCAACTGGACTTGGCCTCACTGCGAGTAACGCATTTTCGTCACCGTAATGCTCCTTGAGGGCAAACACCCTGTTCCTGAAACTATTACCGCCCTCTGTCGCTAAGTATAGCACAACACCCTGGGTTATTTTATTGCCGTTCCACTCTCGACCCGTTGCGATGTGCCAAGACATATCTAATGCTAGGAATGACTTACCAGTATTGGATGAGCCATACAGACAACTTAGTTGATTAGATCCCAGCCAATTCTTAATGAGATAATTATTGGTGAGGATTGGCTCTGCATCATCAGCCCAAAACACCTTGTCCTGATACCTTTTTGGTGTGAGTGCATTAATAACTGCCTCAGCTCCACCACTAACCCAGACATCATTAAAGTCCATATTCTTTGGTGGCAGGAGGTAATTGACATTGTGGTCAGACTTACAAGCCTCAGCTCCTTTTATCCCTGGGTCATCATTGTCAGCACAGACAACTATCTTTGCATTTGGCTTGGCCTTTTTAATTGAGGCCACAACCGCTGCCAAATTATTAGCGTTTAAAGCGAAAACACAGGGTTTTGAAGTGGACTCAGTCACCGAACAGGCTGTAGCCCAGCCCTCAGCGACATATGTAAAGTCTGAGATTGTACCGCCAACCACACTGAAGTTACCAATGATGGGCATTCCCTTGGTGAATTTCTTGACACCTTCACCGTCAATTGTCTGACTTCCAACCTTCTTACCCTCAGAATTAATGATGGGTATGATGAGGTTATCACCTGACACCAGTGCGTTGTGTTGATTAATGCGTTTCTTTGTTAAATATGGGTGGATTTGCTCAGGCCAATCTATTTCTTTTTTAGTGAATGTATTTTCACTTTTCTCGAATGATGGATATAACCCCTGATCCCTGAGATTTTCAATGATAGATTTCCAGTCATTACACTGCCGACACTGAACTTTAACCTCGCCACTGTAGTTACTAATCCAAAACCTGTCCTTACCTCCACAGGCTGGACAGGCTCCATGCCACTCACCTCTTGCTAATTGTTTTAAATTTAACGCACTTATGATGTTTCCTGCGTAGTCATCCCAATATGCGTTGTTTTTATTTCCCTGATGTTGTACCATTTTATTGCCGCCTAACAATATCTTGTGTTTCGTTTGTGGTAGTTCAGCCCCTAAGCCTCTCCAAGCTTTCCCAAGGGGCTGAACTTTTTTATACTACATTAGAATCAAAATGGAATTTCATCATCTAAGATATCTTCGACTTTCGTGGCTGGCTTACTCGCAAACGGATCATCCGTCGTGTAGCCATCCTGAACCTCGAACGGGTCGTTGCTTACTTTCTCTGCCGCTAATTCAAGAACTTGGATTGCTCTAATTCTGAGCGACACCCCGTAATTTTCTACGCCAGTGTTGTAAGGTACGACTGTCACAGCGATATTTGCCTTAGATCCAGTTGTCAGCCTGAAATCTTCTGGTAACTTATTTCGCTTTGCATCCACTTGAGATGGTGGCCTTGTCTTATCAGAACCGTACTTGGCCTTCAGTGTACACTTACCAATGAACTGAGTTGATCCGTCGTCAGACTTCTCAGACTTAGCTGGCAACCTTTTTGGTTCTTTAGGCCAGTTGTTTTTTGTATCCATAGCGACGGCATTGTTATACGCCTCCATACAGATACGCCTTAAATTAACTGCCTCCTCTTTATCCATAATGAAACTGGTATCATACGCAGCTCCATCTGCATCCCAATTACATGAGACTGATCTCCTCTCACCGTTGTCGAACCTGTACGGCTGATTTAATCTTGGGTATAAGATTGAACAATTACTTATAATATGTTGCATGTTGCAACTCCTTCTTTGTTTTGCGTAGCACCCCTACGCTGGGATTTCAAAATCAGTCTTCACCATCCATGAAGGGAGAGCGATGGTGTTAACTTCAGGCCAACCTGTGGAGTAATCCCCATTCATGTCAGCTTCTTTTATAATCTTCAGGGTATCCATCATTCTCTTTTTAGAGTGATTTAAATACTCATTAGATAATTCGTGAACTTGTACTATATAAGGTTGGCTCGATTTCTCAATACAAATAAATAAAAATCTATCAATTGTAAAACCTTCCAGTTCCATACAAAATTTATAGACACTTGCCTGGACGCAGTAAGAATAATCCCTGACTGCCTTTGCAAAACCATTTGGCGATGCATCCTGACAAGTCTTAATATCAAACATCAGGTTCTTATGCGGCAGTAATCCATCTGGCCTACACTTTAAATCCAAGCCAAAAACTGGATCTTTTACAAAATATGACGCCTCCTTGATTGCCTTTTTATCATTAACCAACTCAGCGACATGTGGCGTAAACATTGCGGCCTGAGCCATTTGTTCAGCTAACTGATACTCCTTTCTTGGAAGTAATATCTTGCCAGCAAAGTCAGCCGCCTCCTTCATAGCTGTCCAATCCTTACCCCGACGTGTCTCTGTACCTTCCACAACTGAGTTTAATTCTGGCTCAAGGATTAATGAATGAACTGCCGATCCCAAGTCAAATGCTGC